TTATTTTAATCAGGGTAGACTAGACCCTTTTGAGTATGTTAGAAATGGATTTAGATTACTTCACTCTGGATTAGCTATAAACAATCTAGATGCTGTTGAAAATAACAAACTATTGTTTGGCTCTCTAGACCAGTTTGCTGGTCCCTTTTTAAGCCCATCAATGATTACAGAGGCAGGCATTCAGGTTCTTTCAGGTAAGACTAGATATGGTGACGAAACAGATAGTCTGGTAGGGTCTCTAGCAAATAGACTAGAACCATTAGTGGGACTGGAAAAGGGCGTGTTTGTTCCAGGAACTGTAAAGCTGTTGCAAAGACGAATTAATTATAATGACTCTGTTAATGCAAGGGGTGAGGGCAACGCACTAAAGGATAGGAGTGGGGCTGTATATGACCCAGGTGAAACTGACCTTGGAGCATGGCTAGGTTTAAAGCGTCAGTTTCTAGATGTAACTGCTAATACTCCTTTTATGTATCAAGAATCTTTTAATAAAATTAATAGAGCAGGTGCGCCTCTTAATGTACTATTATCGACAGAGGCAGGTCTTGGGCCAGAGGATAGACAAGAAATTATTGACAAGATGATAGAGGCACAGAAAGTAAAAGCAGAGGGTCTTAAGGAAGTAAGAGCATTAACAAAAAAGATGAGGGCTTTGTACGGGGATGACTTTAATAGAGAGTTTTACAGAGGATTAAACTTTAAGAGAGAGCAGTCTGCACAAAACTTAAACTCTTTGTCACAGGCTATGAATAATATATTTGTCCCTTACATGCCGAAAAAAACTAGAACACAGTTTGTATTAGACCAGTACAGGCCTGATGAAGATTTCTTTAAAATTTATCAAGAATATGCGGGAGCAACAATAGAATGAACTATAATAAGGAAAGGCTGATAGACCAGTTAATTAGACATGAAGGAATGGAACTTAAGGTATACAAAGACAGTCTTGGTATTGAAACAATTGGTATCGGGCGTAACCTCGTGGACAGGGGAGTTACTGAAGAAGAAGCTCGTTATCTGTGCAACAACGATATTGAAATTGTTGAGCGAGAGCTTGTTCAAAGTTTTCCTATTGTTAGCAGCCTTAACGATACTCGCATTAGGGTTCTTCTTGACATGGCTTTCAATGTCGGCCTTCCTCGTTTACGAGGGTTTAAAAGAATGTGGGCGGCTTTGGACAACCAAGATTACGTAGAGGCTGCAAAAGAAATGCTAGACAGTAAGTGGGCTAGACAGGTAAAGACAAGAGCCTATACACTTGCTCGTATGATGGAGACTGGAGAAGATGTCTGATTTTTCTAGTATAACAAGAGCAGGTAAGCATGAGCCATTTGGACTACATGTAAAACGTGGTTATGTACAAGGCCACGAGCATGTACATAAATTTGGATTTAATACATCTGTAACTACATCTGCTACACTTATATGGAATGGCGGTGGTGACTACACGTACCCAACAACTGCTGCAGTTCTTGGTGTTGTAGGAACCAGCACAACAGATAACTCACAAATAACTGTTCAAGGTGTAGATGGTGACTACAATGAGCTTTCTAATATTGTAACTCTTAATGGTACAACTACAGTCACTACTAGTGGTACATTTTTACGTGCATATAGAGCATTTGTAAGCGATGACAATGAGCCTGCTGGTGATGTAACAATTACACACTCAGGAGATACTGTGGCTATTGTTAGTGAGGGCGAAGGGCAAACTTTAATGGCTACATATACTGTGCCTGCTGGTTATACTGCTTACTTGTATCAGCTTGTTTTTGGTGGTGCAGCAGAAGTTGCAAATAAGTTTATGACTGTACGTCTTAGAATTAGAGAACCTGGTGGTATTTTTAGAACACAAGCAAAGTATACAACTGCTGCACAAACTTTTGAAGAAGTTATGGAATTTCCCTTAAAGTTTACAGAAAAAACTGACATTGAAATAACTGCACAGGCAAGCTCTGGTACGCAACAAGCCTCTGCAATGTTTGATTTACTATTAATTAAAAACGAAAGTACATAAAATGATACAATTTTTAACACCAATTGCTAATCTAGCTGGTCAGTGGATGGCTAACCGTGCAGAAAAAGCTAAAGCAAAGCAAGCACTAGAGGTTGCCAAGATTGAGGCTAAAACAAAGAAGGTACAGTCTGATGCAAGTTGGGAAGAGACTGCTATGTCTGCTTCTGCAGACTCGTGGAAAGACGAGGCATGGACTTTAACTTTTATCGCTTTAATTTTTGCATGCTTCGTTCCTGCACTACAGCCCTATATTGAGGACGGCTTCCGCTTTCTGCGAGAAGACTGTCCTGAATGGCTGTCTTGGGGAATACTTGCCAGCATAGCTGCCAGCTTTGGCCTAAAGTCCATCGGAAAACTCAAGGGCTGAGTTCATCATTTCCTTAAGCATGTCGTCAAAAGTATACTTTGGTTCCCAACCAAGGACTTCTTTGGCCTTTGTTGCATCACCACACAGAAGGTCAACTTCTGCTGGTCGGTAATACTTAGGGTCAACACGAATAACAACATCACCAAACATGTCTACGCCTACTTCGTCTAGGCCATCACCATCCCATATTATTCTGTTGCCTACATAATCAAAGCATTTTTCTATCATCTGTCTAATTGAGTGTAACTCCCCTGTGGCTAACACATAGTCATCAGGATTGGGCTGTTGTACCATTAGATACATGCCTTCAACATAATCCTTTGCATGTCCCCAGTCACGTTGAGCGTCAAGATTGCCTACACTAATGTGGTTAATCTTAGAGTTTTGTATATCTGCAATACCTTTTACAACCTTTTGTGTTACAAATTCTCTACCACGATAGGGAGACTCGTGATTAAATAGAATGCCATTTGATGCATGCATGTCATATGCTTCACGATAATTTTTTACAGTCCAGAAGGCAAACTGTTTAGCAACACCATAGGGAGAGCGTGGATAAAACGGAGTTGTCTCTGTCTGGGGTGTTTCCTGTACCTTGCCATAAAGCTCTGATGTAGAGGCTTGATAAAACTTGGTATGATTTTCCATGCCTAATGTACGAATGCACTCTAAGAGCCTTAAAACCCCCATAGCGTCCACGTCAGCGGTGTATTCTGGTACGTCAAAAGAGACACGTACATGAGACTGTGCCGCTAGATTATAAACCTCATCAAATATATGTGTATCAAACAACTTAATTAGGCTTCCTGTATCAGTGAGGTCGCCGTGATGTAGATGTAGGTTGTCGTGATTTAGAATATTTTCTATACGTTTTAAACCATCATTTGATGTACGGCGATATAGAGCATGTACTTTATATCCTTTGTTTAGCAGTAGCTCTGCTAGATAGCCGCCATCCTGACCTGTAATACCAGTTATAAAAGCTGTTTTATTTCTATCGTCCATAATAAAGCGACCTAGTATTTTGATTAATTATTTTTGGACACCTATCATCGTAATAAATCTGATGTGTCTTCTTTGTTTTTTTGTAATCCTTACACTGATATGTACACCTGCGTACTAATGTTGCAGGTTTACCGTGCATATATGCCATTGTTACCCCCTGCATATATAGGTAACAAAGCGCACTAGCTGCTGTTATCATCTTCAAAGTCCTCTGGAAATGTTTCGATTAAAATAGAATATATCTTTTCTTTACCAATAATTTTAATACAATTTTTTATTTCGTTTTCAAGAGTATCTAAATCATCGGGTACATTATCTTCTTGATTGTTACCCCGCACACGAGACAAAAGCTCAAGTGCTTTTAGTGCTGTCTGTCCATGACCGTTTGATTTAGCTGCCTCATATTGTTTCTCTAATTCAGATATAACATCTACATCTGTTGTTATCTCACTACCTAACTCTTCAATTCTTTCCTGTATCTCTGGTCTTTTTAAAAGCTCGTGACCTTGATTGTATGCTGACCTTTCACTATACCCTGCAGCAACAGCAGACTTTGTGGCGTTCCTGCTAATATAGTAATTCTGTGCAAATTTTTCCCACTTTTCTTTCTCAAGAACGCCCATCTAAAAACTCCTGAAAAGGAATAAGACTTTCATTATAGTATGATTGTTTGAAGACTTGAGATGCCAAAGTATTCTTGCCATAAAACTTTATATTAAGGCCAATATCTTTCTTTTCAAAAAGCTTTTCTAAATCTTGTGCCAATGCCAGTAGTTCTCCTGTTGTCCAGAATTTAACACCACCTGTTTCAACATGAATGTATTTAGAATTGCCCATACCGTCTAGTTCTTCTTTGCCCTTCTCTGCAACCTTTTCAGAAACAGAGCAATCAAAGCCAAAGAGATGTACATTCCTATAACCAATAGTATCGAGAAGACCCAGTGTGCGTGTGGCCGAACATGTACCGCCAGAGATTAGTACCTCTCCCTTATTGATTCCAAGCTCTTCATTAATCTTTACGCTGTCAGTTACTGACATGTCACGAACTGCGTCTGTGAATGCATGGAACCCTAAAACATTATCTGTGCGTTCAAGAATATAATCTGTAACAGACAGGTCTGTCATGCTGGCAATAAAAAATAATGTACTAGGGTCAATTTTTTTAAACAAATCCTTACGTATAAAACCGTGTGTGCTTTCTCCCTCTAATGGTCGAGGGTCTAGAACAACACAGCCAAATGGTTTAATACCATTTTTTAGTAGGCGAGGATAGGAATGTTTTACACAGAATACTTTGGCATTGTGTTTTTTTATTAGGCGTTTTACTTCAGCAAAGTTTACGTCACCCCCTGACACAATAATTGCATGTTCGTCTGTAGCCTTGTAATTTTTAACCCAGTCAAAGTTTTTAATCTTTTTAATATTTTCTTTAATGTTATTCTGAATATCATCAGAAGGCATAGAATCTTTAGGCTTAACAATAATCGGAACACGCAACAAACTTGCAGGAATATCTTTTTCTTTTTTAGATACAACAACTGCTAAATGTACAATAGAGTCAAAGGCAGTGCGGTCATCTGATGGTATGATTGCTTTATTTTTTTCTTCGATATTTGTAAAGACATTAATAATTCCTTGATGCTCTTCTTCTTCTACAGGCTTGCCATTCCGTGTGTAGAAGTCGTCAAAGACTACAACGGGAACATCAGAAAGATAATTATAATCATTAGAAACAGTTTCATAAGAGTGACCACCATCAATGTATGCAAAGTCTACGTCATCAAGGCGAGACTTTTTAAGCGTATCCTTTGTGTTGCCTTTGTTTAGCATCCAACTAAACTCTTTACCATTCTCCATCATCTTATCAGAGAACTGCCGCAGTCTTTCGTTAACTGCTTCTTCAAGATTGTGTTGTTTAATATTTAGTTCTTCTTTGTCTGTTTCTTCTGTTGCCTCTTCAAACAAATCAAACCCACGATAGTGTACCTTGTCTACATTTTCAAAAGCAGCAAGAGCCATCTCGATTGCACGACCACCGTTCCACGTTCCTGTTTCTACAATAGTAAAGGTATCCCTGCCTTCGGAATAATATCTAATTAGGTCAGCAAGTTTTTTATATCGTTGTGGTCCTACTACATCAGGTGATGTTTGATTGTATTTCAGGTTTCCTTTATTGTGAATAAAGTATTCTCCTAACATACACTGGTCAAAGACAGACAGCCCTCGAACACCCTCTGATAGATTACGTACCTTTGCGCCGTGAGCTTCGTATATCTTTAGTAAACGAGTAAAGATAAAGGAATCTGTCCACTCACGATATCCAAACACTTCGTTGGTATCATATGCACCACGAATGTCAACGATAAGAGAGGCAGCATTGTGCATGCCCATATTCCAGCCTATAAAACCTGTTTCACTGTAGTCGATATCAGTACGACCAAGGTGTACAATATCTGCGTTAGGGGGCAGAATTTTTTCTGCGTCTTCTGCTTTGAACATTTTCTTGGTAACTGTATCGGCATCAAGCCATACGAGCCAGCCCTTATATTCATCTTTAATAAGTTCAAAGGCAAGGTCTGAATAGGCGTATACTTTGTGACAAAAGCGCACTGCGTCAAATCTATAATTATAGGGTGCTTCAGCAAAGCGTCCGTTCTTATCTGAGTTACGTTTAATAAAGCTAGAGCGTGCATCAATATGTTCTATGTCACGATACTCTATCTGTGGCGACTGAACCAAGCCGCTTGCATCTTTGTATCCCTCAAGATAAACAACCAATCGAAAGTCGTCTGGCTTCCACTTTTCAGCCACAGACTCCAGCATTTTCCTCGCATAAACATCATAGTCTTCCTTTCGGAAGCTGGTTACAAAAGTATAGTCCATTATAAACTTTCTAGTATAAGTTGTGTTTCAATTTCTTGTTCTGTTTTTTTCCACTCTTCTGCATAGGCTTCGTCAATAGGACGGGATGGTTTCCAGTCTGAGAACCACGGACCGCCTGTGGTAAAGTGTGCATTCTTTGCCTCTATATTAGGGTCAGAGTGTCCGTCTAGCCAATTCCATTCTTGATGGATAGAACCAATCTCTTCATCTAGAAGCCAACTAAATGAATGCAACCAAGAGCCTGTCTTCAGGTTGACTGCATCCACAGTAAGCTCAAGATTACTTGGGTGACTACAATTAAACAAGACAAAGCTAGACCAGTTCTTTCTGTGATAACGTGTCTGTGCTACACCGTCCAGCTTTGTTCCTTCAGGTGGGGAATGCTTGTGTTTGACACAATATGCTGCATAGGTTTCATCATTATATACTTTGAATATTCCATCAATGTCTGCACGTACCAGCATGTCGGCATCCATAAATAAAGCCCATCCCTGATATTGATTTAGGGCAGGAACAAGAAACCTAGTAAATGTAAAGTCAGTGCTAAAAGGTTTCCCATCGAACTGGTCATATCGTTGCTTTGTATCATGGGGGTATACACGATAGCTACGGCGGTACAAACCAATGCGGCGTAGAGTAGGCTCCATAAGAGGAATAATATTATATTTGTCATTATACTTTTTAATAGAGTGTACCAGAACCTCGTAGGCTCTGTGGTCTCTTAAATCATATCCAACATAGATAACTGGTTTAATCTTGTGCATCTGCTTGCTTCCAGAAATATTCGTCAGTGTCGCCCAGTCTATACGTGTATCCATTCTCAACCTGATAGTACTCAGTTGACACTTTAAAGTCAGGCTGTTTCGGTGTACGTGGAGTCAAAGAATTATCGTAGACACGCATGCGGTTATTTGGGTAAAGACAGTACTGCCCGTTATCTAGTTCTAACAGGTTAAATGATTTATGTTCTTCTGGCACTTCAGAAGTGCTATAGTCAATCTCGTCTGCAGAGACATGATAGTTATCTAGGGTGCAGATATATGTACCGTGTATAGTTTGTTCATCCCTAGTAAATACCTCAAAGTCCATGCTTCCAATAAATTGTTTGTAAATGGAAGTAACACCATAGTCCATGCAGTTCCAAAACTGCAGGTTCGATAAACCTAAATCAGGGTCAGGTGTTTTTGGTTCTGAGACAAATGCAGATATGGGAAGCTTGTCATACAGCGCACCATACTCAGGCAGATATGTTTCAAAATAAAAGGCACGACCAGGAATTGATTTAGCTGTTACCCAATGCCCCTCAACAAACTCCCCATGTCCTTTTTCTAAATCATACAGGTATTCTTTTCTAACATATACCTTTTGGTTGTGCATATTACAAATTAAATGTGACATATCTTCTCCTATAAGTGACGGTGGGAAGGGAGAGAGGAACCATGTGAGAGAGCAGGTACTTCCCACCGTCAATACAATTATACAAAATTATATTTATAAAGTCAAGAAGTATTTTTTTACTACCTGTATCTTTTCATCAGCAGCTGCAATCTTTTCTAACTGGCTTTCGATGGCCTCTGCAATGTCTGGATGTTCTCCGATACCTGCAGGATTCTTTAGGTAAACATCTATGTTTGCCTCTGCCATAGCGATTTCACCCTCTAGCTTTTTAATAATTGCCTCTAACATTCTAATCTCCTGTAAGTGTTAGCTCTGCATTGAGTTCTGAAAACCCACCAAGATAAGAGCCATTAATCATAATTTGTGGTACTGTTCGTTTGTGGGGAAAGAGTCGTGCAAACTCTTTAACGTCTACATCAACCCCTATTTCGTAGTAAGTGTAGGGTAGTCCTCTATCTTCACACAAAGACCTAGCCTTGTCACAAAAGCTACAGTATTTTTGTCCGTATATTTCAATCTTCTCAGTCATCACGCCGCCGTTAGGTCAACGACCTCACAGGAATCACCAGAACAAGCCAGTGTTTGCATTCCTGCTGTGTTGTCCTCCTTCTCATACTCAGACAGTTTAGTCCAGTCAATTGACTTAGGAGTTTGTTTGAGAGCCTTTTTGTAGGTTGTCTCGTCACAGTCTTGATATGGAGCCTGTGCATAGGTGTGGTCACTGTGGGGCAGGAAGGATACGCCAGAGCAGATATCAAAGTTATCGTATACCCATGCACCAACCTTGAGCCACTCGCTATCACGAACCGTAATGGTTACAGATGGTTTGTGTTCACACCAGTCCAAGGCGTAGGTCTTCCATAACTCAAGCTGCTCAATCGCAGACATGTCGTTGCGGGTCACTGCACCATCAGGGGAAGCTACAGGGAAGCTGAACACCGTAGTGCTGTCTGGCTTCATAACACAAGGCTCTGCAGGGATTCCTGAGTCTTTCATAAACTGTGTCAGCGGGTCTTTGTTATCACCCCGTACAGTCCTAATATAGTACGCACTATGACGAGCGTGAATGCCAGAGGCACTATCAACAAGCTGCGATACAGTACCCGAAGGCTTGACACATGTGATGGCCGCAGATGCACTAATTCCAAGTTGCTGTGCAAAATCGTTGTTTGTCTGTATAGCTGTGTCACGCAACTTCGTAAGAAATTTTCCAGATGGTTTGTTCGTAATTTCATTATCCATAATACCTGTTAGGCTTACACCCAACAGCCTTTCCTCTTCCGTATTCTTTCTCCACACAGGACGCAGATATGGCATGTGTGTGTACATAGATTGAATTGTTCCTAGTATGGTAGCCAGTTTAACTTTCTCTGTGAGCGTCTTCTCTGTGTCCGTAGGACGTACCACAACCTCTGTCAGATTACAGAACTGATAAGGCCGTAGAATAATTTCACTACATGGATTTGTACCCCATGCCATTCCTGTCTTGCGGCGACCATTACGCTCTACATGTTTGTCTGCCGCATCACGACTGAAGATACCACGCTCACCAGACTTGGACTCAACTAGTGCAAGCCACTCACGCATGAAGGTTTCCATAGCAGGCTTCTCAGTATAGGCAACAGAGTTATTAGCCAACGCACGTTGACCCTCGTTCTCCCACCACTGTCCCGACTTGGCATGACGCATGCGGTCATCGGATAGATTGGACAGGCTAATCATTGCACTGCGGCGTACACCACCGACAACCACAACCTCACCAATCTTACACATGATGTCGTGGCATTCAATACTATTTAGCTGGCGGCCTGCGGCTTCCTTAAACTTTGAAACAACAAAATTAAATAAGTCATTAAGAGGCTCTGGACCAGAGGCACGCCCACCAAATGTCTTGAGGCGTGCGCCTGCAGGTCTAATCTTTGACAAGTCCCACTTAGGGATGTCGCCAACGTATAGCAAACTAATAAGCTTGCGTAGTCCTTTTGCCCACCCCTCTTTACTGTCAGCAACAACGATTGTGTCACCATTCTCTGTCAGTTCGTTAGGAATGGTGGGTAGTTTTTGTATTGCCTGACGCTCAACACTAAACCCAACGCCTGTGCCGCACAGAAGGATAAACATAGCCTCGTCAAAGGCACGGGGGTGGTCTACAGGTAGGTAGCTACAGTTGTACACACATGTGTTGTCACGGTCAGCCGCCTGTCCTGCGGTCATCAAGGCACGCATAGAAGGCATAACCTGAAGCGTCAGGATTGCTTCTTCTATCTTGGTATACATCTTATTGTCATCAAGGTGTGGGCGCACAATGTTTTCCATAAACCTGTTTACTGTTTCAGGCCATGTCTCTCTGCGGCCTTCGTCTTCAAGCCATCGTGCGTACCTTGATGTCGCAATAAATGTTTGGTAGTCGGTGGGTAGAGTATTACTAATCATTCTCTGTCTTTCCTCTCTTGCTGTGTTTTTGTACTTCATCATAAGCCTGTTCTAAATTAAATGTTTCAGGCTTCTTAAAACTATATCCTGTCAATGCTTCCCAACTGTGTGGAAACTTGAAGGAACATTCGTCGCTAATCATCTTGGCAATATGCTTTGTTTCTTTCTGTGCTGTATCTTCTACACGCTGATTAACAACACGAGAGAAGGCATAGAGAGAACCAGACCAGTACCATTCTGTGTACATGTTCTGGGGCAGAACCATACGTGCCATCTCTGGTGCAATACCAAGACTCAACATACGGTCATATTCTGCAATAGCTGACCGTGTGTAAGAACCGATATAGTAGTCGATAGTTTCGTCAGAGCTTCCCTGCTTTACATTGTCTGCTTTTGTACGCCATTCAGTAGGTGTATAGAAGCGTGGCATGTCGTCTACATATCTACGACTAACCTCATTCCAAGCCAGTCCAACCTGATGTTTTACAAGTTGTCTAGCAACAAAGATGGGAGCCTCAATCCTGAACTGGATAAAGCAATGTGAAAACGGCGACCAGTGTTTGTGTTTCGCCAGATAGTTAATAAGTTTAATATCCTTATCGTCTATGGTTTCGGATTCCTTGTTAAAGGAAACTCTTGCGGCATTGACAACCGTTAGGTCGCTGCCCATGTGGTCTATATATGTTACGTTCATTTCAAAAGTCCAAGAGTTTGGATTATACTACAGGTTCTCTACAGATGCAATAAGTTTATTGAGATACCACTGACATTTTTTTAGGTCTTCCACAGGCTTGCCCTTGTACTTGTATCGCCACAAGTATTTCATGCAGTTGCCCTTCAAATATCCTGTAAATTCTTCGGCTGTCATGCTGGCCTCAATAGCGTCAATGGCTTCAATTCCCTTGAAGTTATAGTGCGTTGGGCTGTTTACGACATCTGGCTGTTCAAAATGCTTGAACCTAGTGTCCAAGGACTGCATTAATTCTTTTTCTGACATATTCTACTTCTCCTGATTTTAATACCTTGTATGCAAATTCTCTCATGTAATCTGGGTCTACACCTGCATGGCTACATACCTCTTCAAAGTCTCTGGCTGTTACGCCTACAGATGCGAAGAACCATGCGGTTGCTCTGTCTCTTTCCACTCGTACCTCTGCTGGCTCTCCTTCATATGGTTTCTTTGTTGCATCTAGGAGTGCCTGTAATAGTACACATAAAAATAATGTTCGTTCTGGTGAGGACTCACCTGGTCGGAACTCATCCAGTATGATGGATATATTACTACTTTCCATCTTTACTGTCAAGCCATTCTTTTGGAATGCCCTCTCCTAATTTACAAAACTTATAACCATGCTTATTACACCAGTCTGCATAGGTCATCTTGCCGCCCTTGTACAGCTTACGGTACGGGTTATCAAAGACAAAGCGTATATCTAGGTCGGGATATGTGGACTTTATGAAGAGGTGTTTCTTTCTATCCTCTATCATAAACCTACCCTTTACTTCTAGTATAACTTCGTTAGACAGTATAAAGTCTGGTGTATATGTTTTGTCTTCACGCCACTCATAAGACAACTTCATTGTCTCGTATTCAAATTCTATACCTGCTTTTTCGAGAAGCTGTGAGGCGGTTAACTCTGAGTTGGACTTGTATTGATGTTTATATTTTTTCCTTTTCATTGATAGAGAGTTCTTCCACGTTAGGGGTTTTAGATACTTGTGTCAGATACCGTACACCATTTGAATACTTAAATGCACGGAGACCTCTCCCGTCATTTGCGTCCGACCAACATGTGTGTTTGTAAGGACAGAAGACACACCCGACTGCCAGCTTACGATTACCAGAAGTACCGTCTGCTGTATCGGAGTAGCACCGTGAGGGTGGTGTGTCTACTTCTGCTACCTGTTTTAGATGACGTACTCGTGAGGGAGCATCAATCATTTCTAAGTCGTCTACTTTGCAAAGCGTAAGCTCACCTGAGTTTTTGTCGATTGCAAAGAAGGCGGCATTCTTGCGATTGTTCTTTGTCGCATAGGCACTAATCTGTGCTATGTAACCAAAGGGGTCGTCATCGCTGAGTCTGTTCTCTTTAAATTTCTTGAAGGCAAAGGATGAGGCTGACTTAATATCTACAAGCGTATCGTCAATAATACAGTCTTGATGGCCTACAATTCCTTCTACTTCTACCTCGTCCTGTTCACCCTCTACCGTGTGTCCTGACACCTCAGTGAGAGAGATTAGGAGAGCCTCTAGTAGATGACCCATAAGAAACTTAATACGGGTCTGTCCATCCAGAGGCTCCCCCTCTTTGCCACGAAGTCCATACCAGATTTGACGGTCTGGCTTGCCGATTTGAGAAAGACGTAGGCGGGTAGCACCTGTACGTTCTCCCTCTTGGAGTATCGTAGCTACGGCTGAACGTGCATCTCTGGCAAACTTGTCCAGTGATTCCTGCACACTCGCTCGATTTACATCGACACCCTTCTCAAGGGTCTCGTATATATCTTGTATTAGAGTGTCGATAGTTTTAGTCATGTCTATCCTTTCGGTTGGCGAACACAGCAGGACTCGAACCTGCAACCTGCAGATTAGAAGTCTGCTGCTCTATCCAGTTGAGCTATGTGTCCTAGATTTTCTTTTTATAGTTTTGCGAATGCGTTGTGCCTTGTGTGCAATGTACTCCTCTTCATCTGCAAAGAAGTTGTGCAGTGATTTGAGGACACGCAACTGAAGTGCTTTGAGGTGTCTGCCTCGTGGCATTGACCAACCTATAATAAATCCTGCGAAACCAAAGCATAGTATGACAAGGTATTCGGGTAAGTTTGTTTCCATTTTAATCTCCATAATGTGATAGCCGCCCCAGCCCTCGTAGCTATCGTCAGAAGCCAACTAAGAAGTGCTTCCCCCGTTTGTAGTTTAAGTTACCCTAGAAAGGAACCTCGTCATCATGCATAGAGGTAGGCGACTGCCCGTCTACAAATCCATCTACGACTTCCAAGTCCTCACCATAGGATACAAGGTCAACGACTTGTACCTTTTTAAGGATGGCAGAAGTGCCAGACTTGCCGTTCATCTCCCACTCGAATGGGCTGTATAGTACGTTCACTGTGCTACCATTACCAATCAGCTTTTCGGTAGCATTCTTTTGAGCATCCACAACTGCAGGTGCATCATTGGTTGTACCGTCACGGCGTTTAACACGCTGGCGAATGTGTACAAAGTCGCCACGCTCATCGCCTTTATTTTTGATATCCAAGTTATCAGCCTCAATAGCCGCACGATTGTTATCATCAACAGCAATGTCAATGCTCCACTCTGGTTCGTAAGTTGTGTTGGGTGCTTGAACGTGCGCCCAGTACGCTTTACCTGTAATAACAGTCATCTAATTTTATCTCCGTTTTGTTGTCATGTTATAGCAGTATTACTACAACCATATAGTGCCACATCTAGAGTTAAATGTCAACACTTTTTTTCTAGTGGGTTTCTGCCCACGTTTTCCCGACCTTGTATTCACTGTCGAGAGGGCAACGAACATGCAGAGAATCCTCTGTAAGTTTCATTGCTTTCTTTGTGACCTCGCCAAACTCTTCAGCGTGGTCTTTGCGAACCTCGAACTGGTACTCATCATGTATACTTGCGACAAGCTTATAGTCTAGGTTGCGCTTTGTTGCCTGCAGGATAATGTACTTAAGCCATTCCTTGCAGATGATTGCACCTGCACCCTGTAGTAGGGTGTTAAGTGCCGCATGCTCTGAACGTATCTGTAGGATACGCCCATCAACACCAACCAGATATCCCCGTGTTGCTAGTTTAGAAACCTTGTTTCTCAACACCTTCAATGCTGGCATGTTTGTCAAGAATGTATCTATCAACTTCTTGCCATCCTTGGATGAGCCGTTTACAATCTTGCCTATCTTTGCGGGTCCTGCGCCGTATAGGAATGCATAGATAAATGTCTTTGCATTGTCCCGTGTAGGCAGACCAGCCGCACGTTGGTTAGCTGTGTGAACGTCACCATCAACAACTTCCTTAGTGAAGTCGGCATCGTTCATGTAGTGAGCTAGACATCTAAGTTCTAGACTAGAAGCATCACAGCCAAGAAGTACGTAGCCATCGCTACTGGTAGTCCATACATCTCTACACTCCTTTCCGTAGGGCGAATACACTGCAGGAATCTGCGCCATGTTGGGTGACGTATGTGCCATTCTTCCAGTGATAGTTCGCAGGGTTAACACTCTGCCGTGTACTTTCCCCTCGTCATCTGCCGCCTCAACCCACGACTTGATTTGCGACACACGTTTCTCTAGTAGTAGGTATCGTGCAACAAGGCGTGCCTCTGGTATGTCTACCGTTTCTAATACCTCTTCAGACACAATGGCCTGACCCTTATCAGTATATGCATGTGGTTCCCAGCCCAAGGCTGACAGACGCTCTGCAATCTGCTTACGTGATGCAGGATTAAACACAGTAACCTTGTCCTTCAGACGCTTGCCTGTTTTGTCTGAGTAGCGCACCTCTGTAATCGGTGGGAACTTCTTCTGCAGGTCAGCCTTGATGCCTTCGGCCTCGTCTGATAATCTTCCCATTAGAAGCATAGCCTCTTTTACATTAAGCTGAAAGCCATTTCTTTCCTGCTGGTCTATGACTGCACGTATCTGATGTTCAAGTCTTATTGAGCGTGGACTAAATATTTTGAGATGTGGGACAAGCTCTTTGTAAACCTTGTCGGTTATCTCAACATCACGCACACAATACTTAAGCATGTTTTCACTAAAGCATGTGAAGTCCTGATACTCTATCTTGGGATAACCTAGTGAATTACCCCATGCCTCAAGAGAGTGTCCACCATCACGGATTGGGTTTACCATCTGCGACAGTATCAGTGTGTCCCGTATCTTGCTCAAGGGTATGTTTACATTTAGAATACGCTTGAGTACAGGGGCATCAAAAGACACGCCATTATGCATGATAATAATATCTGCGGCTTCGATGTGTGCAACACAGTCGGACAGGTTGGCAGGGGTGTAGGTATAAATCTTATCACCCTCTTTGATTACGACACAGTGTATGGTCGTTGCGTCAAGGCTGTCTGTTTCTATGTCAACTACTATTCGTTTCACTTCCAATAATCTCTCTTCTCTCGTTTGTTTAGTTTTTTGTGACAAGAAAAGCAGTTGCTTCCTCGTCCAGTAGGAAAGCGGGTATCAGTTATAAACTTTCGTATATCCTTTTCTTTACCGCAGACCTTACAAACTTTTAGTAACCTAGTCAAACTTAATCAACTCTGCTTTCTCGTATGGGATGTGAAAGAAGTGTTCGCCCTTCACAATGTTACGTCCTCGTGCCTCACGCACATCTGACTCTGCAACCACGTTGTCCTTGATACGCCACGCCGCCTTGCGGTCAGCACGTAGGATGTAGAAGTTGAAGAAGCCATCGGCATCAGCCACCTTGTTAATCAGCTTGTGTTTGCGATACGGTATGCGTATCTCTTTCCAGTCAGGGTTCCAGTCACCCTTCCAGCCGTACTTGATTTCAACCTCGCTGAAGTATATATTATCGCCTTTCTTTGACTTGATGTCAACAGAAAAATCTTCTTTGCTGTCAAGAATCTCGTGACCGTTACGCTTGAGGTAGGCAATCACAATGTCTTTTGCTGGTGCGTCAGATGTCTCGTAACGCTGGCGGCTGAACGGAATGTTCACTGCGCCTTGTATTGGTTTAAGTTTCATGGTTTAATCTCCTTTAATCCCTATGTCCAAATTCTTCTACATCATCTCCCATAACAAGACGACATCCCGTAGGTGCAAGGTCACAGTTTGGGTATGAAAAACATCCTAGATGTGGGTCTTGGTCTGGGTCTACTATGCTTCCTATTTCATTGCAGTTAGGGCAGTGTTCTTCTGGAAAGATAGTAGGTAGAAGTTGTTTTTCTATTAAGTCCAACGTAACTTCAGAGCTATACCTATGAAGTCTAAGACCCCATCCCCCTCCTAACTTCTTGTCTGTTTCTTCTATAAACATTAACGCTTCCTTTAAAATATCTCCTTGTTCCTGCGACAATTTTGGTTCATGTTCCACATCTTTAAGCACAAGGTCAATCTCTAAACCTACCCAACCACATTCTATACATTTTGCTCTTTGTTCAAAATCCATTACAGATACTCCTCAATGTCCACTGTGTCTACATCCTCTTGGTTGGGGTCGTTGATTTCCTGCATGCGGCCTGTGTCGGGGTCATACAGAAGATAGGTAGCAATGCCTGTCTCACCTGCATAGCGGTTCTTGAGAACACGTATGGTCGTGGTGTTGGCAACCACAGAGTCGGATGCCTGCTGGTCACGCTCCATAGCAATCACTGCGTCACTGATTTGTGCGATGCTGTGCGAGCCACGTAGCATGGACAGACTAATCTGTATACCCTGCTCCTGTCCCTTGTCACCTGATGCACGCCGCAAGTGTGATACCAGAAGCATACAACACTGTGTCTCTTCAACCAGTGAGCGTAGCTGGGTCATCATCTTGTCAATGTTCCTGCGTTCGTCCTCACCTTCAAGGCCTGATACTAGGATACTCAAGTGGTCAATGATAATATACTTACAGTCAAGTGCCTTGACCATGTACCTAACACGGGACAGTATCTCGTCAGTCTGTATCGAACCGAAGTGGTCAAAGGCAAAGATGCGTCCACTGCCCACCGTTGCGGCCTCATACATGCGTAACTGTTTCTCGTCTACAGTGTCACGTATCTCCTTGATGTAGAGCCGTTTGCTTGCCTCGACAGACATCAGGTGGAAGATAGTCTGCTTGACATTTTCCTCAAGGCTGATGATGCCAATATTGTGTTTGGTATTATTTAGTAGGTGATGCTCAAGCTCACGCATGATGCTGGACTTGCCTGCACCTGTGCCTGCTGTGAACGTGATAAGCTCACCAGTACGCATACCATAGAGCAACTCATTCATACCCTCGTATGGATAGGGTACGCTTTCCTGTTTCTCGTCATCATACAGGCCATCAAAGTCTTTGAGGTTGACGATACCTGCAGGGGTAAACGTCTTGGCTTCCCACCAACGCTTCATAAAGTCTTCGGTCTTGCCTGCTTTGAGATACTCATTGGCGTCCTTTGCTTTGAGGTGTACGACCTTACACTTGTTTGGCTCAAAGATTTGAGCCACTGCTGTGGCGGCGGCATGGCCTGGTTCGTCATTGTCAAAGCAGATAACAATCTGGTCATACTTATTGAGATACTCAAACTGTTCCTTGATTTCTTTGACTGCGGCCTGTGCGCCATTGCGTATAGAAACAACAGGCCACTTGCTACCCATCATCTGATAGGCAGACACCGCATCCAACTCGCCCTCACAGATGGTGATAAACTTCCCAGCCTGTGAGAATAACTGCTGACCAAAGAGCGTAGCCTGAGACAGTCTGCCTTCGGCGTGAAAGTCTTTGGTGGCTGTGTGTCGTACCTTGTTAGCGATATGATTGCCATCACTATCATAGTATGGATAGATATGCTTACCGTCTGTAACGGTAATGCCATAGGCTCTGGCGGCTTCCATGCTGATGCCACGGTCAGAAATTGGACTAAACTGTCCTCTTGATAAAGTTGTCATACTCTTACTCTGTGCTGTTGGTATAGGTGTAACCACGTTGTCTCTCCTGTTTGCGGGTGTATAGGATGAACAGACATAACAATAGGCATGTCCGTCATCATAGTGGACGTTACCATCTGATGAACCGCAGGAACTACACTCTCCACGGTGCGTTTCTCTTGAGTCAGTTTTGTGACTTGTTGACATAGTATCTCCCAAACTCTTCTTTGTTTGTGTAAAGAATAAGTGTGTCACCCTCTCGCTTTGTATAAAAGTCCATGCCGTGAGCAAGAAGCTCACGATGCTTTAGGAACTCTTCCTTTGCGGCCTCTGTCTTACACATATCCATGTGTGATGGTGCCATGCCTACGCTTCTATACATCATTTGATACATTTTTGGATACCTCTCTCATAGCCTCTGAAAAACTAATCTTTCGATTGCTGTTGTTCTGTAGTTTGATTGCCCTCTTCCGTAGCTTTCTCATTTCTGTCTTTGACTTCATTTATAACCTCGTCTGTTTCTTTGTCTCTCTTGACACCGAAACCATCATAGTACCAGCTTCTCTGTTCTGGGTCAAGTAATATTTTTTTACTGGTCAAATTCTTGCTCCGAAATACTGAAGGCAAAGTCAACATTTTCTGTGTACATTTCGTCTGCCTCTTCTCGTGCCATCTTCTTGGCTTCCTTCTGATTGTATCCCTCGTCAATATACTGGTGATACAATTCTCTGAAGAGTTGTTTCTTATCACCATCCCATAAGTTCTTATCCATTAGTCCCACCTGTAGAAAATGTGGCTGTCAACCTTGACAATCCTTGTGTGTGTCTTCGACCAACTAGGCATTACATAGTCAGCGTGGTAGTGTGTAGCCCCGTCCATGAACGTGCCGAACCAGCCGTTCAACACAATCTGTGCGTTCTCCTGCGACTTTACAAAAGCTTTCTTATTGCGTGGCGTATCAGACAGTCCATCGCAATACCAACTGAATTGGCATCGGTTTCTAACAGGATGTCCATTGTAGTGCTTTCCTTGCTGGACGACATCGCATACGTTGTCTGGAAATCGGTCATCGTACACCCGATTCATCACAACCTGCCCGACTGCAAGTTGCCCCATGGTGCTTTCGTTACGTGCCTCGTGGTACAGATTCAATGCCATGCACATCAAGGCGTTAGCAAATATTGTCTCAATCATTTTCTTTTCTCCGCTTTCTTTCTCAGCTTTGTAAAACCTTTTTCTTGCCTTGCAAGATATCGTTCTGTCTGTGCTACCAGACTGTCCCATAGTTGCCGCTTGATACGCTTGCGGTTTCCGTCTGTGCGCTCACGCACGAAGACCCACTTGTATCCTATCTTGGCTTCGACCCATCTGTGGCCTGAACCAATCTGCGGTTGCAATTCATCCATGAGTACGAGTTGATGCCTAGTCATTCCAAATCCTTTCGTGTTCCCACTGCTTGCCAAGTCTGTCGGTGGCACGGGCAGTCACATGTTTTACTTTCTCATGTACGTATTTATTATCACCAACTTTTCTTACTTTCCAAGGACTTAGTACGTTATCTTCATACCAAGCATTAAACATCTTTGTATGTTTATTCGTCATCTTTTGCACCGTTATTTACAACAAGTTTTAGTTCTGGTTTTGGGGTGTGCTTAGTTACCATGTCGATTACATTAATCGTATCAGGAAAAAGTTCAGAGTCCAAAACATTTTCATCGGGTTGCATATCTCTAACGAGAATATATTCTATAAACTCAGGTGGAAAGGGTTCCTCTCCCTGAATAAGCCACCACGGTTGACCGCCTACGTCTTCCAAGTCGGTCTGTATTACGAATGTAACTTCGTACCTGTTCATGTTATTTCCTTTTCAAAAAGTTGTATAAGTTGAGCAGGGCGTTCAGCCACACTCCCAGTAAAATTAATAGTTCAGTATACGATATACTGATTGGTATGTCAAGCATCATATTCCTCGTCTATACGAAAGGCTATTATTCTTATCCCGTCCATAATGGTCATGGTGAAGTATTCGGCAGGGCTTTTGTCTAGCCACTCATCAAACTCTTCAGCATGCGCCTGATTTTCTGCCATTACATTGCCATCAGCGTAAAGCCTGTGCCTTCTGGTAGGAAGGTTATCTGTTTCTTTACGTCCTCTGGCTCCATGTCTGTGTCAATAGACTCGCCGTCTTCATTAGTGCCTAGTATTAGGCCACGACCTGCAAGCGGATTTGGATATCCATCCCATGTGAAGAACCTCTGGTTTTCTACATACAAGCCCTCGTCATCCACATACAGTGTCTCGCTGTCGTCAATACGCACGACATCAAAATACCTACAGTCAAGCAGACCACCAATGTCTTCCCAGTCTCCTGAGTAGTCCACGACCTCTACAGTCTCTGTAAAGGGGTCAATCAATATTGCTTTCATCATTACTTTTTCCTATTCAAAATGTAGTAGCCAATAAAGCCTACTATTACTAGATATATAAACAAACTTGATACGTCAATCATTCCTCGTCCTCTTCTTCTACTATGTCATACAGGTTCCAGTCGTGACCATAGTAATGGTCAACTTCGGTGAAGTCACCACCATCAACGTGGTCTTTCACATACTCCCACACATCCATGCCTTCTGGTACTTCGTCTTCGTCAAACTCATACTCTAAGTCTGTACTCACTGTTGCCAATGCTCTGTATCGCTTCTTACCCATTTCCATACTCCTTTTGCATGTCTTCACGCAACATCTTGCGCCATTCCTTCTGGTCGTCAGACAATTCGTCATCGTCTGCGTTCATAATAAAGTAGTCGTAGTCTACGTCAACGCCCCATTCGTCTACTAGCTGGCAGGGCATCTCTTCATGTGGCGGTACATCAAAGGTATATGTGTACGTGTTATCCATTAAAGGCGTAGTCCACCCTGTAAACATCATGCCTTCTTCCTTGTAGGTAAGTTCAAAGTCAAAGCCGTACCGCTTTGCACCATGCTGTAGTGCCTTGACGGGCGGCGACCATGCAGTAGTAAAGCACATTTCAAGTTCATTGTCAACCAGAGACACCACATCGACATCAAAGATGTCCCACTTGGTTCCCCAGTTTTGAACACACCAGCCATAATCCCACTCGTGATTTGTTTCGGCTGTGAATGGACACAGGAACTCCAGCAGTTTCTCCTCTTCCATCAATGCAGCATCACGCATCTGGATTAGTAGTCCATGATTGTCTGATGTAATAGTCAGACGGTTGTAACAGTGGTTAGGCATCCTTGCCTTCCTTTCTTTTCAGTTTCCATTTCTCGTATTCGGTTAGTGTTTCCTCTTCAGGTGGTGGATTATACCACGGGTCATGCTCCCAGTCAATCTCTGGATGCGCCTGCTTGAATATGGCAATGCGCCTCTTGATTTCTTCTGGTGTTGTCTTGCTCATCCCCAATCCTTGAAGTCGTCCTGCTCCAGGTATGCCTTCATATAGGCCTTCTTCTGCTCGTCTGTCATGTCCTGTGCAGACACACGGGTGCCTTTGTAAGTACCTTCAGGCCAGTAGTGCGGGTCATACGGCCTACCATAGTAGGCATCTGCACCGCCTCTGTCAGAGGGTGAGCCGTGGCCTTCCAGCCAGTCAGGTCGTGTGTATATCTGTGTCATTTTGCAGTCTCCTTGTACCAGACCCACTCATTGATGGTTGGGTCATGCAGAATCAGTGCCTCTGTCCCATGCAGACGCATGTAGTAACGTGCGTCCTCTTGGGTGAAGTTGGTTACACCGTCTTTCAGACGGGCAACTGTTGCGGCCTCAATGCCGTTGTATTTTTTAGTCATCATCTTCCTCTTGTACATAAAAGTTTATTACTCGCAGTCCTTCTTGAACGTCTACTAAGTCCCACTGTAGCACACCTTCAGGGTAGGTGTCAAGCCAATCATAGAACGCTACTATATCAATATCACTCATGTGTTTCATTGCCAAATTCTCCCTTGTTAGCATCACGATAAGAGTATGCCCACTCATGTGCATGTTCAAGCAGGATATTCAAACCTTGCCCACGTACACCTGTCACATGCAGGTTTTCGTAGTCATCGCCTACCCATTCAGCACACCAGTCCCGTGGCGGCACTACAAGGTCGCCCTTGCTTTGGTGGTCAGCCAGCCAGATTTTGACAGACCCTGCTTTCTCGTCATCCTGTAGGATGCACAGCCACAGGTCGCCATCAATTTCTACTCGCACCATATCAGTCATCTTCAGCCTCGCTTTCGTTGTCTGTTGCAAATTCTCGCCATATATCGTTTGGGTCACGCAGATACCACTTGCCCTTGTTGTGCCATGTTTCGCACCTGTCTAGCATGTGTTCTCGCACTTCCCACTCAGGAAAGTCACCAAGATAGGCCTGCTGTACCATAGTCGTTATGGCCTCGACCATCTTATCATCTATTAGCTGGTCATAGTCATCGCCATAATACACATCCATACCACGCTGGCAGAACCTGTCGTGGTCGGTCACGGCATACATGGCATAGGACACCAGCCCAGACTTGTGGCGGTGATTTCGTTCCAATGCTTCGCTCTGGTTCTTATACATGTTCCTGTTCCCAAATAAATTCTTCAGCTTCTATGTAAACATAGTGCTTGGCATAGCACAGCAAATCCAGCACTCCCATGCCATCCTGCATACGGATAACATCATCGTCATAGTCCTCGCCTACCCAAGTCGTAGCCCAATACTTGCATGGTACAAATTGGTCGCCGCAGAATAGTGCCACCTCTACAAGGTGTTTATAAGACTAATCATCGCTGTCTATCTTTTGCTAGATAGAGAAAGTGTATTGGTCATCTAATCTTAGCTTTACATTCATATCTCATTGTCCTCTTTATGTTTGGGCTTCCTGTTATAGCTTCCCCTGCCCTTGGGTGGTTTGACTACCTGCTTTGCGTAGTGCTTGCTTCGTAGTAGTCTGGCAAATGGATTAGGTTTGTTCCGTTTCATAATACAAGAATACTAGCAAGACTAGTGCGTGATGTCTAATCACGAATTGTTACAGTCTGTAACATTTTGTGATGATGTGCCTGCATTTTGTGTCTAGTGCCTGCATTAAATATGTGATATAATCCCTTCAACTATTTTGACGGGGTGCA